CTTTGGAAGTCTGCTCCTTCTGTGTTGACTCAAATGCAGGATATTAACCAGATTCAGGCTTTGTCTTTGACTCAGAATTTGTCTCTTGGTACTTATTTACCTTCTTTTCCTCTCAATTTTCTTTATCAAGCTTTGAGTAGGCTTAATGGAAATAGTGTCAATCCCGGTAATTCTGCTTCTTTAAAAAACCTGTTTGGTTTTTACCGTTCTGATTTAAGCTATAAGCTTTTAAATTATCTTGGTTATGGTAATATTATAACTAATTCCCCTTCTTCTGAAAATCGCTGGTGGTCTACTTCTATAAAGAATGCCAAGGATTCTTCTCTTTATTCTCAACAGTATATTCAGAATAATCAGGTGAACCTTTTCCCTCTTTTGGCTTATCAAAAGATTTATCAAGATTTTTCCGTTGGTCGCAATGGGAAAATAGTAATCCTTCTTCCTATAATGTGGATTATTATTCAGGTGTTTCTCCTTCGTTGGTTTCTTCTCTTCCTGACTTTGATTCTGCGTATTGGAAATCAGACACAATGTTTGACCTCAAATATTGTAACTGGAACAAAGATATGTTAATGGGTGTTCTTCCGAATTCTCAATTTGGCGATGTTGCTGTTATTAATATTCCCAATTCTGGAGCTTCCAATGTTGTTTTAGGCTCTGATGATAAAAAGAGTACAGTTGGTGTTGCTTCTGCTATCACTTCTAACTCTGCCCCAGTTCCTTTCTTTGCCCTTCAAGCTTCTGGTTCTAATACTGTTTCTGTAGGTTCTACTCTCCGTGTTGATTTGTCTACTTTACAATCTGAATTTACAGTTCTTGCTCTTCGTCAAGCCGAGGCTCTTCAACGCTGGAAAGAAATCAGTCAGTCTGGAGACAGTGATTATCGCGAACAAATTCGTAAACATTTTGGAGTAAAATTGCCTCAAGCTCTTTCCAATATGTGTACTTATATTGGTGGTATTTCTCGTAATCTTGATATAAGTGAGGTTGTCAACAATAATCTTGCTGCTGAAGGTGATACTGCTGTTATTGCTGGTAAAGGTGTTGGTGCTGGTAACGGTTCTTTCACTTACACCACTGACGAACATTGTGTCGTTATGTGTATTTACCACGCTGTTCCTTTGCTTGATTATATAATTACTGGTCAAGATGGTCAGTTGCTTGTGACTGATGCTGAATCTCTCCCGATTCCTGAGTTTGATAATATTGGCATGGAGGTTCTTCCTATGACTCAAATTTTCAACTCTTCAAAGGCTTCTATTGTCAATTTGTTTAATGCAGGTTATAATCCTCGCTATTTCAATTGGAAAACGAAGCTTGATGTTATTAACGGTGCGTTTACCACTACCCTCAAGTCTTGGGTTTCTCCTGTTACTGAATCTCTTCTTTCTGGATGGTTTGGTTTTGGATATAATGAAGGAGACGTTAATACCAGCAATAAGGTTGTTTTGAATTATAAGTTCTTTAAGGTTAATCCTTCTGTTCTTGACCCAATATTTGGAGTTGCTGCGGATTCTACCTGGGATACTGACCAACTTCTTGTTAATTCTTATATCGGTTGCTATGTTGCTCGTAATTTGTCTCGTGATGGTGTACCTTATTAATTCTTGTTTTAATTATGATAGGAAAATTTAATTCTTTGGAATGTTTGGAACAAGGTTCTGGACTTATTCCTAATGTTGAGCCTGATGCTTTTGCTGTTGCTCCTCAGTTTGATTCTACCGAAGAACTCCGTGTAGAAATTGATGATACTGATGAATTTCGTCCGGTTCGTTACACTTCTGATGTTCGGCTAATTCTTCATACTAAGGATTTGGCTTCTCGTGCTGGTCTTGCTGTTGCTTCTAAGTTTGGACAAAGCAACCAGTCACCTTCTCAAATTCAGGCAATGATGGATACGATGTCTGATGATGATCTTTTGGCAACGGTACGTTCTCGGCATATTCAAGCTCCTTCTGAAATTATTGCTTGGTCTAAGGAATTGGCCGCTTATGCTGAGCGTCTTGAGTCTCAAGCCCAAGAATTGATTGATGCCGAAAATGCTAAACATGCATCGATTGTTGCTAATGACGCTAAAAACGAGGCAGGAAATGCGGATGCTGCTTCCGCTGGTGCTGCTTCTTCTGTATAATGGGTTTACTTGGTTCAATTGCTGGTGGTCTCCTTGGTCTTGGTGCTTCTTCTGCTCAGAATTCACAGAATAGGCAGAATGTTCAGGAGACCAACCAGATGAATTACAAGATTAATCAGATGAATAACCAGTTCAACGAACGTATGGCGATACAGCAGCGTAATTGGCAGGAAAATATGTGGAATAAGGAGAACGCTTATAACACTGCTTCTGCCCAACGCCAACGCCTCGAGGAAGCTGGTTTAAATCCTTATCTGATGATGAATGGAGGCTCTGCCGGTGTTGCTCAGTCTGCCGGTACTGGTTCTGCTGCTTCTTCTTCTGGAAATGCTGTTATGCAACCTTTTCAGGCTGATTATTCTGGTATAGGTTCTTCCATTGGTAACATTTTCCAATACGAATTGATGCAATCTGAAAAGTCACAATTGCAAGGTGCTAGACAGCTTGCTGATGCTAAGGCAATGGAAACTCTTTCTAATATTGATTGGGGAAAACTTACCGATGAAACTCGTGGTTTTTTGAAGTCTACCGGATTGGCTCGTGCTCAGCTTGGTTATGCTAAGGAACAACAAGAAGCTGATAATATGGCAATGACAGGTCTTGTCTTGCGTGCTCAACGTTCTGGTATGCTTCTTGATAATGAGGCTAAAGGCATTTTGAATAAGTATCTTGACCAACATCAACAACTTGATTTGAGCGTTAAGGCTGCGGATTATTATCAGCGGATGGCTGCTGGCTACCTTTCTTATGCTGAAGCTAAAAAGGCTATAGCTGAAGAAGCTTTGGCCGCTGCTCGTGCTCGTGGCCAAGACATTTCTAATAAGGTTGCTTCTTCTATTGCTGCGTCTCAAATTGCTGCTAATATTGCGGCTAATCAGTCCTCCGCGGCTTATCATCAAGAAGAGCTTAGATTAGGTCTTCCTCAAGACAATGCTCGCAGTAAGAATATTGAGCAATGGTATCGTTCTAGAAATGAAAAGAAAACGTATCAGTATTTTGACGCTGATAAATGGGTCGGATATGGTACTAGCATTGGTAATACTATAGGCAATTTCTTGCCTCGTAGGGTTATTTCTAAGTCTTTTTCTCGACCATAACTCTAACACTGGTTCTAATACTAATTATAATTATAATTATAGTTATAAACGTTAGTATTTTTATATTTTATTTACCCGGCCGTACTCGATACGCGCCGGGCTTTGTTGCTTGGAGTAACTTCCGGCAACCGCGCGTAGCGTGGTTATACACCTTCTGAATTTCGGGACGTAGGACTGAAATCAGAGCCGTAGGCTATAGTACTGCCACCCTTTAAGCTTGACGTTCGCAACGCGTAAGCAATTCCCCGGAGAGCTTCTCTCTGCCGTCGCTGCTATACCCCTAAAATATTATTTGACGAAGTCTACATGAGTTTGCCCGAAGGGAAAGCGATTTACCTCATCGCTTTCAGTCTCCTCTTGTCTTAATTACGCAAACTCACAGACTAGCCTGCCACCCATATAGCTATTGTTTATTTATGTTAATAATATATGCGTATATTTGCTCTTTTAAATTTAAAATTTATATCTTTGTTCTGTCTTTAAAATCAATGTCTAATTAAAATTTTAAGTGTTATGGAAAATTGTTATTTGTGTTCTGTACAGTCTAAAGTAAGTCCTACTCAGAATGAAACCATTCTCGTTCCCGTTGAGTCCATTTCTGAGTTTGTTTCTTCAACTCTCCGTCCGGACTGCCTTATTATTATTTCTCCATGTTCAACCTTTAAATCAATTTCTGATGAAAAGTGAAACGAAGTCTAAAATTTGGTCTGCAATTATTGCAGCGGCTGTTAGCCTTCTTACTTCTATTGCTCAGATATTTTCTTAACCGTAAACCGTAAGTCATGAATTCTGAACTAATGAAATTTGTTGAGTGGCTTCTTCGTCGAAATCTTCATTTCACTGTTACTTCAGCTTTTCGTACTAAGGAACAGAACGAGGCATGTAATGGTTCTGAAAATTCTCAGCATTTGACCGGAGATGCTATTGACTTAAAGCCTTTAGATTTTTCAGTTGATTCTTTAGTTTCTATAATTAAAGATTCTCCTTTTAAGTTTGACCAACTTATAAAGTATCGTACTTTTGTTCACATTTCCTTTGCTCGTGGTTGCAAACCTCGTCAAATGGAACTTAATTTTGTTAATAGAATATGATTACTAAGGAACTGCAGAATAAGTTAGTAACACGTTGTCAGAGTCCTCGTACGGTTACCAACAAGTATACGAATGAGTCCGTTGTTGTTCCCTGCGGACGTTGTCCTTCTTGTATTCTTCGCCGTTCTGCTATTCAAACGAATTTGCTTACTACTTATTCTTCTCAGTTCCGTTATGTATATTTTGTTACTCTCACTTATGCTCCTTGGTTCCTTCCTACCTTGAAGGTTTCGGTTGTTGAAACATGTACGGATGATGTTGCTGACGTACCCTGCGTTCCTAACATTGATGAGTTGGACGCTGGTGACTCTAATACTTATTTGTTTGGTTTTCGCAGCGTTCCTCGTACCGTTTCTGTTAAGGTAAAAAAATCTACTGTTGAGCGTACTTTCAAAGACCCTGAGGTTAAGTTTGCTTATCCTATGAAGCCTAATGAACTTTTATCTATTCTTGAAAAGATTAATCATAACGTTCCGAATAGGATTCCTTATGTTTGTAATCGTGACCTCGATTTATTTTTAAAACGTTTAAGAAGTTATTACCCAGATGAAAAATTACGTTACTACGCTGTATCAGAATACGGCCCTACCAGTTTCCGCCCGCATTGGCATTTGCTACTGTTTTCCAATTCCGAACGATTTTCGCAAACTGTTTGTGAAAATGTATCTAAAGCTTGGTCTTACGGACGTTGTGATGTATCATTGTCGAGAGGATTCGCAGCTCCGTATGTTGCGTCGTATGTTAATAGTTTTGTCGCTTTACCCGACTTTTATACTCAGATGCCAAAAGTGGTGCGCCCTAAGTCCTTCCATTCCATTGGATTTACAGAATCAAATCTCTTTCCTCGAGAGGTACGAATTGCCGAAGTTGACGAAGTTGCCGATAAGTGCCTTAGCGGAGTCCGCGTTGAGCGCAATGGACGTTTTCGCACAATTAAACCTACTTGGCCGTATCTCCTTCGATTATTCCCGAGATTTTCGGAGTCTATTCGTAAATTTCCATCGCGTGTTTACCAGTTATTATCTGCTGCGTTCACAGCGCCCGGGAGAGTCGTTCGTGGCGGATGCGCCGATTTAGATTGCGATCCTTTTAGTGCTGATTCTAAACAATCTCTTTTATCTTTCTGTAAACAGTATTTAAATTATGTGGACAATTATGCAAAAAGAAATGACGAAAGAAATATTCTTTCTCCTAAAGCGAACCTACCTCATAGTGATATTCTTATTTTGTCTGAATGTCGTTTGTACGATGGTGTTGATTTGGAACCTGTTCATCGTGTCTCCCGCGTCTACCGCTTTTTCCTCGGAGTTAAGAAATTTGTTCGAGTCTATTCATCAGATGGAGATCCAAGAGGACTCTTTCCCAGCTGCTTTTTCGGAGGAACATTCCCTGGACAAATAGATTTCTTGCATATTCTTTCCGTTAAAATAGTTGATTTTTGGAATCGTTACGAGTATAACCGTCTTGTTGATTTTTATCAGACTTTGGAAGATTCCAATGACAAGGAATTGGTTGATTTTGAACTTCGTAACTATTCTTTTCGTTATGATAAGTCTGTTCTTGTTGAGGAAACTCCTTATAATGAAATACCTCTTGTTCGTCGCTTGGCCGCCGCGGCATTGACGAAATGTCGGGATAAGGTCAAGCACAAGAAGGTTAATGATTTATCTGGTATTTTCTCATAGGTATAGTATTGTTTAATTTTTTAAATTTGTTTTATGGCGTCTTACACTGGAATGTCCAATCTCCAAAATCATCCTCACCGTTCTGGATTTGATATTGGACGTAAAAATGCCTTTACTGCTAAGGCTGGTGAGCTTCTTCCCGTCTACTGGGATATTTCTATGCCCGGAGATAAGTATAAGTTTAACGTTGAGTATTTTACCCGTACCCAACCTGTTGAAACTTCTGCTTATACCCGGTTGCGTGAGTATTTTGATTTTTATGCTGTGCCTTTGCGTCTTCTTTGGAAGTCTGCTCCTTCTGTGTTGACTCAAATGCAGGATATCAATCAGATTCAAGCTTTGTCTTTTACACAAAATTTGTCGCTTGGAACTTATCTTCCTTCTTTGGGCCTTTCCCAACTTTCGACTTTTCTTTATCGCTTGAATGGTAGTAATTCTCCTTCTTCAAGTCCTTCCTTTAAGAATGCCTTTGGGTTTTCTCGTGCTGATTTGGCTTACAAATTGCTTAGTTATCTTGGATATGGCAATTTTATTTCAAAAACTCCTACTTCCGGTAATCGTTGGTGGTCAACTTCTTTGAAATATACGGCTGATTCTGCCTATTCTCAGGCGTTTATTCAGAATAACGTTGTAAACGTTTTTCCTATTCTTGCATATCAGAAGATATATCAGGATTTTTTCCGCTGGTCTCAGTGGGAGATGTCTAATCCATCTTCTTATAATGTGGATTACTTTTCAGGCACTTCTCCCTACCTTGTTTCTGATCCGAGTATTCCTGTTGATTCTTCTGATTATTGGAAATCTGATACAATGTTTGACCTTAAATATTGTAATTGGAACAAAGATATGTTGATGGGTGTTCTCCCGAATTCTCAGTTTGGTGATGTTGCTGTTCTTGATATTGAAAGTTCCGGTAAGCCTGATGTTGTTTTGGGCCTAGGTAATTTTAATAGTACATTAGGTGTTGCTTCTGAAGTTACTAATAACTCGTCTGTAGTTCCTTTTTTTGCTCTTAAGGCTTCTGCCTCTAATAAGATTCCCAAAGGCTCTACGCTTCGTGTTGATTTACAATCGTTGAAATCTCAGTTTACAGTTCTTGCGCTTCGCCAAGCTGAAGCTCTTCAACGTTGGAAGGAAATCACTCAATCTGGCGATAGTGATTATCGTGAACAAATTCGCAAACATTTTGGAGTAAATTTGCCTCATGCTCTTTCCAATATGTGTACTTATATTGGTGGTATTTCTCGTAACCTGGATATCAGTGAGGTTGTAAATAATAATCTTGCCGCTGAAGGTGATACTGCTGTTATTGCTGGTAAAGGTGTTGGTGCTGGTAATGGTTCTTTCACTTACACTACTAGTGAGCATTGTGTTGTTATGTGTATTTATCATGCTGTTCCTTTGCTTGATTATACAATTACTGGTCAAGACGGTCAATTGCTTGTAACTGACGCTGAATCTCTTCCTATTCCTGAGTTTGATAACATTGGTATGGAGGTTCTTCCTATGTCTCAAATTTTCAATTCTCCTAAGGCTTCTATTGTTAATCTGTTCAATGCAGGTTATAATCCTCGTTATTTTAATTGGAAGACGAAGCTTGACGTTATCAATGGTGCCTTTACTACTACTCTTAAGTCTTGGGTTTCTCCTGTTACCGAGTCTCTCCTTTCCGGATGGTTTGGTCATGGCTATACTGACGGTGAGGTCGATACAGTCAATAAGGTTGTTTTGAATTACAAGTTCTTTAAGGTTAATCCTTCTGTTCTTGATCCTATATTTGGAGTTGCTGCGGATTCTACCTGGGATAGTGACCAGCTTCTTATCAATTCTTATATCGGTTGCTACGTTGCCCGTAATTTGTCTCGTGATGGTGTACCTTATTAGTTTTTTTTTGTTTTGACTATGATAGGAAAATTTAATTCTTTGGAATGTTTGGAACAAGGTTCTGGACTTATT